TCATCGCTAGGTGCAGGCTTGGGCGCGTTGGCGTAAGCCGCAGGCGTGTTGGCGGCGACTGAATTATAGGTGCCCGCCGAAAAGATGTTGTCCAGCATCCAGCGTGTCGGTAATGGCTCTGGCGGAGGTTCTATCGAGCGGTCAGGTGATACCTGAAAATCATACACAGGCGGCCAAGGGTCAAGACAGTAACGCACAGGGCGACCGCTGGCGGGACCACAAACCAGCAACCCTGTAAGACGTTCGCGGCATAGAGTGTCGTAGCGGACACGCGCTCCGCACCGTGAGCAAGCACCCCACAAAACGGCAGAACCAAATTTGGGTTTCTCGTTTCGCATGGTACCTCGTAAAAGAAGCCTCTACAGGTGGGGAAACCCGTAGAGGCTTTTCAGTCTTACGGCGACTTTTAAACCTTACGAACCGCTTGCACCGGGCGACACGTACACAGAACGCCAATCAATGATGGAAGCCGAACAGCGGAACCAGATGGCAATCAGTGAAGCCTGATTTGACCAGTTGCTGTCTTCGCGGGTTTCAACACCGGAGCGTTCCCAAAACGTCATGCCTTCGCCGTTGTCCATATTCTGGATCGACGTTTGTATAAAATAGTTATCCTTGTCAACGAGGTAGGGAGTTTCGATCACTTCCGGCAGAGCACCAGTTGCACGAAGCACGTTGATGTTGTTCGTCTGTGCATTCCACTGCAAAGGCGAACCAAGAATGCGGCGAGTTTCCGGACCACTTTCCGGAGACAAAATCACGCATTTCGGGAGCACATTGATAATGAAACCACGTCCGTTGCGGGTGTATCCAATCTGGATAACCGCGTTCTCGAAAGCCAGTTCGGAAACGTTAGCGCTAACGAGAAGATTGCTCTGAAGGCCGGAAGCGGTAGGATGCGAAGCCGAACCAAGCGGAACACCATCGGCACGAAGACCATTCGTAGCGTCAACCGCAACCTGAAGCGGAGCATGCGCGATGTATTCTTCAGTCTGACGGGCGGAGTACGCCAGTTCCTTCATCATCCGCGAACCGACATCTTCATAAAGATTGTCGTCTTTGGCTTCGCGGGAAATCGCAACGGCAAGGCCATAGCTGGCGTGCGTTACTTGAGTGCGGTAGCCTTCGTTGGGAAAATCAAACTGGACAGGCTCAAGTTCTGGCTGCTGAGTAGCAAGACCAAGACCGGCCCGCTCCGTCATAAATTCTTCAAAGGCTTTTTCGGAAGGCTTCGTGTCAAAGAACGAAGTGTAAATCGGCTGAAGTCTTTCGTAATCCATGCCGAACAGTGCATACAAGCCGGGCCAATACTGCGACGGCTGCAAACTGCGGTCAATGACTTGCATTCGGGCGATCCCCCTTTGGTGAAGCCCGAAAATGGGCGAATAAGGAACTACTACCACATATAGCAATAAAATGTCAAAATGACACTTGACATTGTATACACTTAGCCGCAAAGGTTTTCAGATGAAATTTGACAGCCCTAAAATCAAGCTTGACTTGAAGGCACCCGAAGATATTGGAAATCTTGCGGAAAAGTTAGATGACAACAAGCGTCGTCAACTTGCGGACCACGTAATTGAACTGGTAAAAATTGACGAACGAAGCATGGCCGATTGGCTTGGAAAAGCTAACGGCTATCTGGACAGCATCGACAGCGACACCAATTTATCCAGCCCGCAAAATCAGGAAGACAAAGGCAGCAACGAAGACGGGCCACCTTCAACGGCAATGACGCTATCGGCAGTTATCCAGTTCGCCGCTCGCATCGTTAGCGCACTTCTTTCCGAACCTGATCTAGCCAAAGCATCGGAACCCGGTGGCGAAGAACTCGCAGCTTGGGTGTCGTCGCAACTCCGCACTGTTGATCCGGATTGGGTAACGGATACCGATCCGCTGGTGCTCCATATGGGCGTGACCGGTCTTGGCTGGCGCAAGCGCTGGTTTGATGACCATGATGGACAATACCGCAGCACGTTCTTACCTTGCGGTGAAGTCATCATAAACGCTAACGCAAAATCGCTTGAACGCACGCCACGCATTACGCATCACATTGAAAAGTATCCTTACGAAATTGAGCGTTCAATTGAGCTAGGACACTGGATTGATTACAAGCCAAATTTTGACGATATTGATCCGCAGCAACCGCAAAAGTTTTATGAAGTCGATATGTGGATCGACATGGACGGCGACGATTATGATGAACCTTGGACAATAACAGTATCGCTTGAAGATCAGCCTTGCGTCGTCAAGATCACACCGCGTTGGTCAAAAAAGACGGTAGTCGATACGGAAGAAATGTTGCTGTTCCGTCCGCATAATCGTTACTACGCTTACAAGATGATACCGGACCCTAAAGGCAGTTTCTTGCCGCGCGGCTTTGGTTGGTTGCTTTCCAAAACAGAACACAGCGCTGACCGCCTGCTAGCATCTATCAACGATACCGCGCAATCGGCTGGCGAAAATGGTGGCGTTGCTGCGGTTAGCGGTATCGGACTTCCTGATAGCATCGCCTTACAGGCTAACCGCTTGACCACTATCAACACAGATGGACGTTCCATCAACGATACGGTATCGTTATTCCCCGCCAAGCAAGTCACCCCCGGCATGTTTCAGACACTCGATAAGGTGATGACGCTAGGGGACCGTTTGGCTGGTACCTTGAATTTGCTGGAAAACGCCCCGGCTTCCATGACGGCAACGCTCGCCAAAGGCATTATTGACAACGGCGCACAGGTTCATAGCGCTGTGCATCGTCGCATCATAGGTGCCATTACGGAAGAAATGCGATCCTTCGCAGCGATGGCTGATGGTGCCGGTCACTTGCCGCAGGGTATTGATGGCAGTTCGCCTATTGAAGTTACCGCTGATGCCAATATGTCAACGGAAATGCACCGTGGCATGGCGGCACAAGCTTATCATGACATGCTGCAATTTCCGTTGGTGTTCAATCCACATGAATGCGGATTGCGTTACGCACAGACTATGCGTTTCCCCGACCCGGAAAAATTGATAGCACCGCCCATGCCCGCACCGAAACCAACAGACGCGGAAAAGACCGCGATGCTGTTGGAGTTCAAGAAAGAAGAAACCAACCGTATAAAAGCGCACGCTACGGCTACGTTGCAGGCAGCACAGGCTATCAAGGCACTCGTTGAAGCTACTGGCGGCGCATTCAATGCCGACATGCTGCGCGTGCAGTTAGCAACGCTCGAAAAGACTATGGAGCAACTGACGAATGACACGAATAGCATCGGAGGCGACGGTACGGGAGTGGCTGGACAGCCCCCTAACGCACCAGTTGCGGGTAGTCCTCAAATCGCGCCGGGACCAAATGGTGCGGGAACTCCTGTCGGGCCAGCCGTCCAACCCAATCCGGCAGGGGCAGGGAGTGGCTTACCAATGGGCGGCGGCCCTGTTGGACTTGCAGCCGGATAAGCTTCTAGAAGAACTAAACAAGGAAAATATCTAATGTCACTCTACGGTTTTGAGCTACCGCATACAAAAGTACAGCCTTCGCGCGATATCATTGCCATTCAAATTCCCTTGCCGCCACGTCGCATTGGTTCAATCATCGTTGCCGACATGACCCGCGAACTAGGACAGCATGGTGTGCAAGCTGGCATCATCCGCGCCATGGGACCGCTCGCTTTCTCCTACAAGGATGGCACCGGCCTTTCAAAGCAGGAAGCCAAAGTTGGCGATTGGGTATTGATCCGTTGGGGTGCTGGAACGATGTTTCAGGCATCCAAGGGGATTGTGGTAACGGGCGGCTGGCGTTATATATCTTCCTTCAATGATGTTATCGGAGTGATAGCGGCAACGGATATGCCTGCCCCTGAAACTCTTGAATGGGAAGAAGGCGACGACGAAAAACTTGGCATGGTAAAATCACAGCCTGATTTTAATTTTGACGCTAAACGTACAGGATAGACAATGGCTGATATCGAAACGATGCTGCGCCAGCAAATGCAGCAAACGCTAACCAACCAACTCGATACTGCAACGCAGGCTGGCGATATTGCAGCGGTACGCAAGACCGCGCAACAGATTGCAGAGTTTGCAGCAGCATCAGCGCAGCCTGCAAAGAAGCCTGCGTTTACCAATGACGATATCAAAAAGGCTATTAAGGCCAAGGCGGAGTGGTTTGGCACCGATCCGCGCCGCAGCGCCAAGGTAGTTGAGTTTGGCAAGAATATGGAACCGGAAAGTTTCGCAACGGCGGATGCTTTTGCGGATGCAGTTATCAAGGCTGTTGACGAAGAATTTAAGACTGCGAAAGCGGAAGATGAAGAACCGGTTGAAGACGAAGAACCAAAAGAGGAAGAAGAAAAACCTGTTGCGCGCAAAAAGACTGATGCGCCTTCTGGAGACACCGGTCGATCCGCAACTCGTGGCCGTTCTATTGGACCTTGGGCTAAGTTATCTGATGCCCCTAAAGAAGTAGCGGACCAAATCAGGGTATTTGCAGACAAGTCAACGCGCAACGCCACCAAGGAAGCCAAGGAAAAATTCATCACAACTGCGTTGGCGACGGCTTACGCGACAGCACAGAGGAAGAAATGAGCAACGATTTTCCCGGTAGCGGCCTAGCGCCGAACCTCATTCCAAATCCGCCTGCCGACATTCCGGAAGCGCCGGGAGTTAATGACGCTACGGCGAAGCTTTCACCGTTCAAGGAAGCGCAAGACGTTGACAGCATCATCAAGAATTTGACGCTTGACCGTCCGCTTGCGCTCTATATTCCGAACCAAGAAAAGTACCCGGAATTTCAATTCCATATCATCAACGATACGCCAACGGAAATGGCGGATGCGCTCCGTAAAGGGTGGCAACCTGTTGATGATCCGGAATTGAAGATGCTGTTCGATAGCAAGGTTTCCGGTACCGACAAGACCGGAAAGATTACGCGACCGCTTCTCATGGCACGGTCTAAGCGTGTCGGTGAAATCGTTGCGAAGCGTCATCGTCAAACGCTGCACGATCTTTACCAAGGCATGGACCCGCGTAACAAGCAATTCAACAGCAAGTACGCGGATACGCAAACCGTCATCAACAGCGGTGACACCAAGGGAAAATTTAGCGGGGCAGGCTGGAACATAAAGGTATAGCTATGACCTTCATCATCAAGAACCCACATGACCATGCTGTGAAAGTTGGTTTGACTACCGTTGAACCAAGACAGCAATTGACGATGCAGCATCTTACAAACGATATCAATGACGCCTTGGATAAAGGCGATATCATTATTTCTGGCAGCGGCGATCCTACCATAGAAGAACTGAAGGCTGATGCTGAAGCGCTCAAGCCGTTCAAGACAGGCGACCCGGCGATTGACGGTTAACGGTACCCTGCAAAGCATAATCATCAACGCCAAAGCTGTTCACAACAGCATCAAGCCGGTCAGGGGAACGTCCTAGTTCACCCCTGATCTTTTCTTTTGGCGTCATGAACAGCCGCGATAGTTCATCACGGCGGCATGCGCCAGAACCCCATTTGTAGCTAGCGCATTCTTCCTGTAGCAACTTGTCATTCGGCATGCTAACTGCGCCTTGCAGCCACAAATGGAACTTGAAATGCAGTTCCGAACGCTTGTTGCCAAACTGGACCGAGTTGTTGGCACCGCTTCCAAAATTCACAGGCACAATCCGTTCGGCCATATTACGCAAACGAAGTCGGCAAGCGTCAACAAGACCTTTTCCAAGACCACCGCTGTCAATAACAATAACATCCATGCCAAAACGCCGGTAGTTAGCAACAAGCCAATCCGCTTGGACATTTTGATCCTTTGATTTGATTGCACCCCAAATTCGCTTGCCAATAGCGGTACCTTCACGATCACATACCCATGGGTCATCACTGCCATCACCAGCCGGATCAACCGATATGATCTTGAGCGCACCGGCAGTTGGCGCAGCCTTCGATAACATAGCTTCCTGCACCAATGACGCTGCAAAGAAATCCAGCGTGCTATCGGTCATAAAGCATTCAGCGTAAGTCGCTGGAAACTCCTGCCGCGTCAATCGGTGAATAGTATCCGGTTGACCGCCGTTCATTACTGCAAGATTGTAGTTCTCTCGCCAGTACCAATATAGTTGCGGCATTGCCAATCCATGCAGCCCTGCGTAGTCAGCAAATTCTCGTGGTGGTATCCAGTTGGCGGGGACCTCATGGACGTATTCGGGCATGGATGACCAAGGTAGAAAATGCAGTCTCCACAATCCTTTGTTT